TCATGATCGGCTTGTTAGCATCGTCAACCTGCACCAGCGGGTGAAGAAGCTCGGCATCAATGCTGTCAGATGGGTTGAGAAGGATCGGCGCACCAGAGTCTGGCTTGTCGCTCATGAGAGGGTCAAACTGCCCCGGAACAAGCCCTGCACTGCGCCTGTTCATGTCGCGGAACATCTTGCTGGTGATCGGGTCTCGCTTGACACCCTCTGCGTCTAGGATGCCGTTTCCAGTCACCCACGCACCATTCTTGTCGATCATCCCGCCGCTCTTGAAGTGGAGGTCTTTGAGGACTGGAATTCTCGGCAGGACGGTCTCAAGGATTGAGCCAAGCTTGCGCCTAGCAGCACCACTAGAGGCAACCGCGCCAAGCTCACCACTTTCAGCCATTGCTGCGTACTGGTCAGCGTGCTTCTCGATGAAGTACTCCACCGCAATCTTGTCGAGCGGGTAAATGGCATCCCTTTCAGCGTTGGACATACCCTCGACACCAAGACGCTTGTAATAACCATCGCGGAATGCCTCAAAATTAGGGTCTAGTTTACCATCCCTAGAACGGAACAATCCACCAACCGTGTTGTTCTTGGTGTCACCTAGGAACAGGGCGGCGATGCCGGGTTCCATGTTGTTCTTGATGACCGTGTGGTGGAGTGTTTCGTGTGCAACCAGTGCCTTGATCGGGTTGGTTGAATTAACATTGATAACTGCCGTGTTGGTGTTGGGGTCGTACCTGCTAGCACCAGAGTCCTTAAAGGTGTAGTTGAGTGTTGGGTTGGCGATGGCGTAAGTTGAAATAGCCCTGCGAGTGCCAGCGGGAATTGCTTCAAACAATGCCTTCTGGCGGGTGTCGGTCAAGTTGCGCCTAAAGTTGAGTTCGTCACCAATGGAAAGCTCGCGCATGCGTTTCTTGGTTCCCATGAACGCGCCACCACCAGCGGCAAATGAGCCTCCAATAACAAACGATTCTGCTCCAGCTTGCCAAAGTGTTTCTGGACGCATGTCAGCACCATCAGACAGGTACTCAAACATCAAGTCCGTAGGTGCGGCTGCGGCAATACCACGACCAGCCCTGCGGATTGTGTCAGAGGTTACGCCACCTAGGTCTAGCATGTTGAATGTGTGTGCAAATCCACGACCCAATGAACCGGGTGCGGTATGTGCCGCCACACGCTTCCAAAATGGAATCTGACCACGCACATTCTCCATTTCCTTGCCGACATAACGGAATAGCTTTCCATAGTTGGACAGAACATTGCCAGTCTTGAGTGCAGCCGCTCCTGCACCAATTGCTCCAATAATGGGATTTCCAGCCAAACCAACAACCCCGGCTGCGCCAACGGCTGCTGTGTACATTTGATCTAGGCCACGCTCTTGCAGGAAGTTTGTAACCGCTGTGTCAGTCTTTGAAATCGTGTCACCAACACGCTCCAAGGTTGCGCCAACTGCCTTTGCTGGCATGGCTCGCATCTGCCTACCAAGTTCCATCGTTTGCAGAACCTTTTTGGAATACTCTTCTGGAATCCTAGTAGCTAGGCTATTGCGTTTTGCAATTAAGCTATCAAGCTCGGCAGTAATAGTTGGAAGTGTTGATCTAATTTGATTAGCTTCAGCAGTTACCCTGCTTGCGATCTGTGATGCCTTTGCTGATCTCTCAAGTAGTGCTGGTTGCGTTTTTGCACCTTCAGCAAAATTAGCAGCCATACGCTGCGCAAGATTAACTGTCGGTTCAACCTTGGCCAAGGCTGCGCGACTTGCCTGAACAGCGGTATTGCCCTGAGCAATTGCAATATCAATTGCTGCAATCTTGCCCATTGTTTTTTGCGCACCAAGCATTGCCCTAGAAGCAAGTGGAACTGCTTTTGATGCCTTTACAGCAAACGCAGCAGGAATGGCATTGGTCGGATCTCCAGCGATATTCGTAAACGCACCAACCCTTCCGTACACCTTGTTGAATTCTTCGTCGCCAAGTTCTTGTTTTGCCGCCTCTGCTTTTTGAACTGCATTATCAATCCCAAAAACGGTTTCACCAATCTCACCAGCTTCCATGTCGGCTAGACGCTGGTCGGCTGCCCACTGCTGGTAACGAGCGGCAACCAACTCATCTTTTGAGTTTTTAATGTTGGCATTTGTTTGCTCGATTTCTGGTGGTTGTGGTCTTTGAATGCCAGTAATTTTCTCTAGCGCACCATAAACTGGTGAAAGTATCGAATCATCAATAAACTGCTTATCGGCAGCAAGACCAACATCAATCAAATTTGATGTCTGAATAACATTTTTGTACATGTTTTCAGCTATGGATAATTCCGTAGCTTCTCCCCGCGCCTTGAGATAGTCTGGTCTAGAATCCTCCATGCCCAGCAATCCGCCCCAAGTTCTGGAATTGTACGCCAAACCCATTGCTTGTTGTTGAGCCAATTCCGCTCCACCATAAACGGCATCTCCAGCAAACTTTGTAAGATTGCTAAGAATTTCACCCGGAGTTGAACTTGATCTGATAACTCCATCCTCCCAAAGTATATCAAACTTTTCCTTGCTTCCGGGTTGCTGGAACCACTCTGGGTTTTTCATATCCTCAATTGAAGTAAGATACGCCTGACCCTTTTCGTTGATAGTTCCATCCTCGTTGAATACCCCAGACTGCTGGAGGTTGTAAAACAACTGACCTCTTTCAGTTGGATTGCCATCTTGGTCTACCAACCCTAATGCACGAACTTTATTTGCGTCTAGAGGCTTAGAAAAAACTTCTAGTGGTGATTTTGCGATTTCACCAGCATCGTTTCGCAGCGAGTCAACTTCCGCCCCAACAACATCCGTTACGGCTTGCTCGTATGGCGTGATGGACACCATATCCCTGCTGAATTGCGCTTGTGCTTGATTTACGAAGTTCGATAAAACTTGAGGAGATTCCTGCGGCACAACCATACTTTCCTTGGCTGGTGTCTCGGTAAGACTCTTAACCTCGGGGGCTGGTTGTGGTTCGTAGACATACTGCTCCAGCGGCGTGAGATCACGGGTAACTGGTGCTTGAACAGGTTGGTTGTACGCCTCAACCAGAGTCTGTGGTTGCAGAACCTCTAGTTGCCCAAGAGTTCTCTGGACATCCTTTGCAAACAAATTAAGTCCGCTTTGGACTTTTTTGTTAAATTCGGGCTGTTCTTCTTTGGGTACATTGAATGCCATTACCTTAAAGGTGGTTTGTTATTTAAATTTATTGAAGAACTCGTTTACTCCGCTAACTGTCTCTTCTTTTTTTTCGTTAGGTTTCTTTGGCTCAGTGTCAATCTGAATATCTGAACCAGTTGATTTTTTGTACTGACTCACCCTTTCCACAATATCATCCCTAAACGATTTTGCAGCAGCCAATGCGGTATCATTTCTAGTAGTAAGTCCAAGTGGAATTAAATACTTCTGTGCTGCGGCGACTTCTCCCTCTCTTGCCACAGAACTTGGGTCAACAGTCTTTGCATATGCAATTGCCATTTGATATGGGAGTTGCCCAAGTTTTGCAGATCCTGCTGAGGATGCAATTTCAAATGTTCCATATTGCTTGATTGCGTCAGTTAATTGATCGGTAAAGCGTAATGCGGCAGATGCGTTTTGCTCAAATGTAACATCCGCTTGTGTTTTCTTTGGCGTTTTGTCTTCTTCCTTTTTCTCAAGAACAGGAAAAGATGATTTGGCAATTTCCCTAGCCTTGTCTGGGTCTACTTGAGCAAGTGCTGTAATTGATTGTACTAGAGATGGATCAAATTGATTTCCACTTTCAGCAGATTTTTTTGCAAGTTGATTTAATTCAGCAATAGTCGCAGCGGTGGTAGCTTCCTTTTTAGCTGTGTCTGCTACTGTGGTGTCTTGTGGTCTGGTTGCACCTTCACCCTTAATGTTTGATCCGTAAAATTTAGCAATCTCCTCAAAATCATTGCCCATGGTTTCAAAGGCCTTGTTTTGAATCTTGCCCATCAACCCCTGCTCGAAAACATCGGCTTCTGCATTAAATCCTCTAGCCCTTAATAGTGCGATGCGTTGTTGGGCATTTCCAATTTTCTCTTTAGCTTTTGGCCCGGCCTTTGGGACAACCTGTGTGAATGTTTCAAGAAGATTCATAATTATTCAAAGGGGTTAAATCCTCCGTTGCTAGATGCGGTAGGTTTTGCTCCGCCACCACCGCCGCCACCTTGCGATGACCCGCCGCCACCATAGGCTTTATTTTGAGCGTTGAACATTCTTGCGGCTTTGTACCCAAAATCAAGCTCTGTGCTGATTGCTTCTCTAGTAGCTTGTGACTGCAAAACCTGTTGTTGCAACGACAAGGATGAGTCGTCCATCATTGCTCTTTCCGCTTGAAGTTGCGCTGCTTTATTTGGATCTCGATCTTTATATAAATTAATTGCGCTATCAATGTACATAGCGTTTTTCTTTTTTTCAGCCGCAAGCAAATTACTTTGCTTTTTGAGTTCTTGGAATTGCTCGATACCTTGTGCTATCCCTTTTCCAAGGTTAGCCATCCCCTGTGCTTGGATCTCCGCAGCCCTTGTGAAGCCAGAGTAATCCTGCACAAACATCCGTGGGTCTATGCCCGCTCCTAGCATCTGTCCTTGTCCGTATGGCATATTATTTAACGAGTGCGTAATTTACTGCTTTGAATCCACCAACTTCCTTGACGGCTTTGGGTGTCTTCTTTTCAACATCTTGAGCCATAACGCCCATTTGAGTTTTGCTGTCTCCCTTGTATTTATAGGTGTAGATTGGGAGGCCAGCATCGGTTTTTCCAACTTTTTCGATGTCAGTTTTAAGCCTTTTGTCAGACATCATAAATGGAATCGCAGCGGCAGCAGCAGTCCCAACTCCTTGGGCAAGACCACCAAGTCCACTAAACAATCCAGAAGAATATGATGCCTGTGCTTGCGCGTTGGCCGCCTTAGCATTAACAATGTTCTGCCGCTGCGCCGCACCAAGGTTAAGCGCAGATCCAACATCAAAGAGTTGAGGCTTACCAGCACCGATAGCGTCAAGTCCAAGACCCATCATCTGGTTGCCAACTTGGTAGGAAAGAGGTTGGCTACCAAGAAGCTGGAGACCCGGTGCGGTGTAGAACTGACCTGCAAGATTGAACGCTTGTTGTCCAGCCTGTGCCGCCTCTGCTCGCTTCCGCGCCATGATGTCCTCACGGCCCATAATCTCGGAGGCAATAGCAGCATTCCCCCCAATCCGACCAGCGGCCTGTGCGCCCTCTCTAGCGGCTTGCTGGTACATGCGCTGTTGCTCTGGAGTAACTCCCTGTGCGGCAGCGTAGGCTCTCTGGGACTCTTGTTGTGCCTGTTGTACTGCGCTCGCCTGTTCTGGTGACAGCCCTGCCATCAAACCACGGGTGAGTCCAGCCTGTCCAGTCATCTGACCAAGTTCAGCCTCACGCGCCGCACCAAGTTGCTGTGCCGTTTGTTGGGTGAACTCTGGAGACATCCCAAGCAAACCTAGGCCGAACTGGGAGACATCAGCAAGATTTAGTTCTTGAAACTGTGGTCGATATTGCTGCTCAAACGACAAGATTCCCGGCATCGACTTTTGGTATGCCGACAGCATTTGACTAATGTCACGAGCATAATTTGCTTTTGGAGCTTTTACTGATTTAGGTTTACTTCCCATGAAATTAACTTTCTTTTAACTTTGAATAAAACTTGTACATGTCGTGGACTTTTATGCGATCACTTCCTTTAAAGCTGCGCTGGAATGCGATAAAGTCGTAGTGTTGAATGTATTTGCGTAACGCCCCACGCATGGCTCCTGTAGTAAATGTGACGAACAAGGTGTCCCCATCGTCAACATGGACTGCTTGAGTTGGGTTTTTGTTGAACGAACTAAAGCCAAAAGCAAAACAATCCATATCGCAAACAACAACGCCATGACATAAGTGCCATGTGAGAAGTTGTTGGAAGTCGATGCCTTCTTGTTCATAAATTGCTATTGCTTTTGCTAGGTGCTGGTTCATTAAATCTTAATGCAGTAAAGCATTGCGATGTTTTTAGGGCGGGTTTCAGTTCCTCCTGTGCTGCCAGAATTTGCAACGCTTCTACCAACTTGCCCAGATCCCGCACCCACCCCAGAAACAAGTACAATGTTATTAACAGTATGAGTGTGAGCCTTGAAATCATCCTCTTGTTTTGCTCCAAATGCTCCAGATACAGTTCCGTCACCATTGGCTCCATTTTGACCAGCAACACCCACACCGCGAACAAAATATCCCCGCAAGTCTGGTAGTGCAAATGTTGTACTGCCATCACCGACTCCATATGTGGTTCCAATTGCAGTAAAAAGATTGGCATATGTTGTTCTGCTTACAACTGACCCATTAGCATCCAACCATCCTGTCGGCGCACCATTCATGGCAAATGCCATAATAGCACCAGCAGGAAGAAGCATATTAGATGCTTTAGCTTGGGTTACTGCTCCATCTGCGAGCGCATTTGTTGTAACAGCACCAGAAGCAAGTTCATTAGAGGTAATTCCACCAGCAGATACGGCAAGTTTGCCCGGAGACACAACCTGCAAGGTGGTTCCTTGGATCGCGTCACCAGTAAATGTCGTTTCATCAATGATATTATTCATCTTAGCACTGGTAATTGTGTCAGTGCTTGTAAATGTGTAGGTTGTATTTACAACTCCCATGTTATTTTTGTGATAGAATTTGTCTGTTAGTGATGGAACCCGCCACTTGAATAGAGTGGATCTTAGGTGAACCGATAGTCCTTGTCAATGTGATAGTCCCAGTATAGCCACGCTGACCACCAAGTCTGCATCGGATGCTTGCGGTTTCGGCCTCACCAGATGTACTGGGTGATAGAATCTGACCACCAAGGAATGTGGTGGTGGTTCCAATGCTTTCGGCGGAGTCGGGGTCTTCAGTAGCAAACGCGATGTCATACTCGCCAGTTTCTCCAGCTAGGTTCTGCATCTGAACCTGTGCGTCCGTGAACCTCTTGCGCTCAAGGGTCTTAAAGTCGTACCCACGGCTAGTCACATACGAGTTGATTGTGGGGGTGACCACATCTGTGCTTTCATTTGTAACGCTCAAGCGGTCTGTGGACGAGTCGGAAGCGTCAATCTGGTGCAAGCCACCATTTGCGCTAACGGCATACAGGTTATTGCGAACCCCAGCACTTGCCGTGATGAAGTTCTTGATCAAAAACCTAGAGTCCCCATAGGTATCCAGCGATTCCCAGCCCTTGTTCAAGAAGTTGTAGATCAGAACCGCGTTATTTCCACTGGCATCATTTCCTCCAGCTACAGAATCTAGCGGAACTGCAATGTAATAGCGGTTGTTGAAGTAAACCGCTACCGAATTACCAGCAAGATTCTTGTTAATGCGGTCAATGTACGGCTGAATGTTCTTGGAAAGCGGTTCCTCCGTGCCGCGAAGGTTGTAATCGTTAAGGAAGGTAAGCCCGTAAATGCCCTCGTCGGCCAAGAATAGCATGTTGTTAGCCTGCATGACGACCGTCTTGCGAGCCAAGCACCCAAACTCGCCAGTAAGCTCCTTGACCACGGTGTCAGACAGGCTTCCTTGAGTCCGTGCCACAAGGTGGAGGCTATTGCGGTTCAAGACCACCAATGCGTCCTCATAAAACCCGTGCATCGCAACCACATAATCAGCAGTACCACCAGTAATACGAAATTGATTCTCGATTTGGTCAAAGGTCGTAGTGTCCAGTAGGTCGGAAACCGCAATCTCGTCGGAAATCTTCCTGCTGGTGTAAACTGGTGCGCTAAAAGTGCCAGATTGGGAGTAGTAGAACGGAACGAACAACCTGCGCTGGAAGTATGTGGCCCAAGGCGCACCCGGTTGGTGCATGAATCCACCGCCTTCTGTGAACCTGCCGCCAAACTCTACCTGCCCTGTGCTTCCGCTAGCCGATATGTTGGCGACTGGCGCAAGGAACTGAATGTTGGTTGAAGTAGCAGATGTTACTTGAAATTGTTTACCAACAATTGCGGTAAACTCTGGGATGGTTGTCTCGTAAATTACGACAATGTCACCAGCAAAAATGGTTAAGTTGCCAGTAATCGTCAAGGAAACCAAACCGCTCGATACTGTAACATTGTTTCCACTAGAAACAAATGTTTGTGGCTGGGTGTAAGCACCGCCGGGGGACAGGGTAAACCCATCAGTCATGGTGGCTACCGTGGTTACAAATGTGGTGCTAGTAGAAATCCCAGATGCCACAAAGGTAAATGAGTCTTGGTCAACGATTGTTGTCACAGTGAATGTTCCATTAGGAGGAGTGCCACTAGTAAGCCCAGCGATAACCACAGACGCACCAACGGTTAGACCATGTTCACGGACTTTCATTGTCACCACAGTATTTGGACTGGCGGTCGCGTTGGATGACGCAGAAAGAATCGCCCTGCCATTGGGGTACCACTCCAATGCTTGTTGCCCATCCCGCATGATCATCACCTTGTCGAAGCACTGCAGCATATCGCAGTTACTCCCAACGGTGGCTCCCACAGGATACGGGATAGTCGTTGCCGTGTAGGGTGTCGTAGAAAGGTCGATCTTCTTCGCCAGAGTCTCTAGCGCAACAATGATGTATTCCTTGTTGGACTCGTTAGGGTCAGAGAACATGCAGGATGCCAACACATCGCTGGCAGCAGCATCGTTGATGTCGATCTGGGTAATCCTTGGAGTCGCCCCTAGTGCCACGGCAGTCACGCCAGTAACAGGGAAGGTCAATGTGTCCACAGTAGCCGCAGTCACAGCCTTAACCCCATTGTTATCCGTGCCAGTAAAGGTGATGTCGCTAACCGTAAGGTTACCAGCTTCTCCAATAGCCAAACCATGTCCAACCACGGTGATAGTTACCACATCAGCGGTATACGACACAGCGGTAATTGCTCTAAAATTCTGGGTTATGTTCCCAGCGGTCGTGCTTGCAGTCGTAGTGTAAGCTCCATCAGCACCAGTAAGCGTGTACTCGAATGTGTTTGTAGCTACCCCAGCAATGACGAATGTTCCATTTGGATCGGAACCAGTAGTGTATCCAACGCCAGAAATGTACACGGAATCACCATTGGTAAACCCGTGAGAGTTAGCCGTAACCGTGATTGTCGTACCAGAACGAGTAACGCTGGTAATGGTCTTTTCAACCACAAGCACATGGAACGGAAGGTTCAACGGGGTACCTCCAGTAGTCAGCACAGGGCTAACAGACACCACGCTCTTGCGCGGCCTCCAGAAGCCCTCCATGCGCCCATTAAGGCTTTCCCTAACCTCACCCGGTTCCAACTGGTTGAGCTGCAATCTCTGGTTCACACCAAAGAATCCACGATCACCATCGGCGGCAATCGAGTCGTCTAACCCACCAGTGGATCGGAACTGCGACATTATGCGCGGTAACCAATAACAACACCAGATGTCACGGTAAAGCTGTTGATCGTACCACCAAGGCCGAACCCAGCAGGGATCGTAATGGTGATCAGCTTGGAACCAGAATCCGTAAGGTTAGGCGCAGAGATTGCACTCAACACCGTGTCGTTCACAAACTGAACCCAACGGAACGGGCCTACAGCACTGCCACCAGCGTTGTACACTTGTCCACCGCCTTGACCTTGAAGATCGTATGAATCGCCTCTAGGCATAATATAAATAAAGTATCAACCCAACACCATGTCGGGCATGCTTCTCAAATGCGGAGGGAATCACCATGCGTCAAGGGGGAACTTGTGGGGTTGACAGGGTGCTAGTCAACCACTACCATCCAGCCAACAACACCTCCCACGCCTCTCTACGATGCGCACCAAGGGAGGTTGCTTTTTATCCTGTGTAGCTCAGAGGCAGAGCAAGCGACTGTTAATCGCTAGGTCGTTGGTTCGATCCCAACCGCAGGAGCCATAAGTCAAGCGTAAGTAAAGTACCACCCACAGGTTCGCATGCCGGGTACTAATTGCCCTCACAGAGGCGCGGGGTGGTAGACGCAATGTGCGAGGGGAATGACAACTTGGCAAGTTCCCAGTCGGGAACATCGGGGGGATTGGAGGGGGTGGGATGGGGAAATGCGCGTGAGCGGGAATAGGCTAGTCGTGGAAACCTGCTGGAACATTCGCAGCGATAAACTCAAACGGGTCTAAATCACGCTTTCTGGAGTTGCATGGATGGCAGGCAAACACGAAATTTGACACGCAAT